GGATAAGGGATTTCATTAAAAGTTTAGCCATGATTAACTCCCTGTTTCGTCTTTAACACGCAATGAAGCAATATTCCAAACTGGGCGACCAGTAGTTTGTTCTCCACCGCCACCGATCACGGGAGAGCCAGCTCTTAGCGCTTGGGCTAATGCTGACGATCCTGGTGCGGGTTGTCCTGTAGTGGTTGCATCACCCATGGGTGGTGGGGTTGACACTTGACCTGATGGTGGTGGAGCTTGTCTGCCTGTTGGAGGTGGTGCTAAGTTTTGCGCTGTGAATTGAGCTGCTGTACGACCAGCAGCACTACCCACAAAACGGGCTAATTCTGGGCTAAGTCCTGTGCTTGTTCCAGCAACGCCTTCTTCTCCATAAAATCCACCTTCTTGGGCTTCGACATCACCAATGCTGGTATCGGTAAGACCGCTTGTTACAGCACCCGCTACACCGCCAGAAACACCCCCTATGAGTGCGCCACGCCCAACATCTTGACCACGCAAAGCTGATCCTACTGCACCGCTAGTAGCGCCAGATACAGCACCTCTAGCCGCTGCGCTTGCACCAGCACCAAGCTGTGATCCAGCAGCACCGCCAGCGCCACCCGCAGCAGCGCCAATTGCGCCCGCTTTTAAGACATCGCCAATATTTCCACCAGCTACGGCAGTATTGACAGCGCTAGTTGCACCACTAATGGCAGCAGCACCAACAGCAGCAGTAGTCGCTGCACTAGCTCCAGCTACGCCCATACCCTTTAAAATAGCGCTACCTACGGCTGGTCCAGCGTAAACAGTAGCAACAACCGCTACTACAGCAACAAGAATGGGAACTATTCCACCTCCGCCACCACCTTGGGGTTTAATTTTGTGGTCACCAATATGCTGAAAAGCATGAATTGGTAGGTCTGGAATGTCTAATAAAGCGCAAGCTCTATCGTTAAATCTGCCAGGTAATCTCGTCATATTCTCATCTCCACTACTACTGATTTATGTTCAAAACCAACACGCTTTAACAAACGCTCATTCTTTTCGTTCACCTGACCTTGAATACGGTCTGCACCATAGGATTTTAATAAGTCTTTGAATTGGCTGACAAGTTCTTTATTAACAATCATCTTGCCACCAATTGAACAAATAAATGCAACATACGCATTGGGGTAATTAATAAATGAAACGGCTGCTGCACCATGCACTTTATTGTCCTCAGAAAATGCGGCAAACAATCTCCAAGTATCTGATACTAAAAGACTTTTAATTTGTTCTAAGTCATACTCTGCATCGTACTCTGCAATACCATCTGCTAGATAACCCTCCACAGAGCGCCATACAGCGTTTACCAAATTGTGATGGATGCAGTAAATGTGCATTACAGGCGACCTTCATCCATTAATTCTTTGACCATCATGCCAGCCGTAATGCCATTAGCTAGTAATTTATAGTTCACCCCTTCGTTGCCAACATCTTCAGGAGCAATTAATCCTTCCCGAATAGCCACTTCAACAGCCATGGGGTACATAGTAGGATCACTTAGCGCTGCTTCGGCTATTTGACCAGCACGAATTAGCAACATTGGATCAATATTTTGATCTTTAATTACTTTTAATAGCTCTGTTTTAGCCTTTTCAACTTCAGGTGGTTGTTCAGGTTTACCTTTTCTTCTAACCAAATCCATGACTTCTGCATCAATTTCTTTTGGTTGAAAACCCATTTTTTCTGGTGGGGGGGAGAGTGGTTTCGTAGCCATAGTTTATAGTCCTAGTCCAGCAGCAATTTGTTGATGAATATAGAGGTGTGAAGCGATCCAATCGTAGAAATCTTCCTCGTTATTAAAGTCCACATCGAGCATATTAAAGGGATTATTAAGCCCTAAAAGGGTTGAAAACGCTTGATGTTCGACCTGGTGAGCCAATAACCAGTCATCTAGGTTGTCCACGCTAGCATCGGTGATTGGATAAATGGGTACAGAGATACCTAAGTCCATAAAGGTTTCTTGAAACAGCTTATGTTGCGTACCGTTCTCAAAAAGGAACTCTCCTAGGGAGTCAACATCCCCAAATTTGACGGTAGAGAGTGTTTCAAAGTTCATTAGTTTATCTTTAAGGCAATAGCAGCCAAAGAAGCCACAATAAAAGCTGCCGAACCAATCAAAATCTGTTCAATCCGCTTTAATCGGGCGCAAATACTGTCATAACGAACCTCACAGACTGCTTCATGGGTATTGAGTTTTGCCCGTGTTTCGTCAATTAATAGGTTTGTGCTTATATCCATGATTAGACCGAGTAGTAAGGTATCTTTTTAGCTACGCCATTTAGAGTAATAACAACATACCCCTCTGGAACAAGCGGTAAACTAGAAGTTAAGAAAGTTGCATTAGCGGTGACATTGGCTGTGCTGTTAATAATGGACACATTCATTGTGCCACTAGGAATTGTGATGTTTTCTAGCGTTAGATTGCCGACTGTCGTAGTCGTTTGACCAGGCGTTAGCGCAGTATTGCCTAAAGTGGTGTTAGCAATTGTGACATTGGCTGCTGTGGTTAGCCTTCCTTTTGCATCGACCGTAACTTGGCTAACAGTTGTTGCATTGCCATAGATGCCCGCAACAACCCCAGAAGTATTAAGCGTAGGATTTGGATAAGTACCAGTAAGATCACCGCCAGCATTGCCACCAGGAGCAGTACCAGTAATCGTAACATTGGCTGCACTTGTAATTTGTCCTTGTCCGTTAACAGTAAAAGTTCCTACTGCTGTAGCAGAGCCATAATTACCAGCCGTAACGGTTGTATTGGCAATTGAGATCGTGCCTGTACTGGTAATTGGACCGCCCGTTAGCCCTGTGCCTGTAGCTACATTGCTAACATAAACCACTTCCGAGTTATCTACTTTTTCCCAAACAGAACCGTTAAAAATAGCCCAATCGCTAATTTGCCAATCCGTAATACCGTTTAAGTTTGTATTACCCGCAACGGAAACCACATAATAATCACCCTTTGTACCGACACTTGATGTCAGAGTAGGAGTATTATTTTGTGCATCCCAAGTGCCTTTATAATTAATAGCACCAATAGCATTGATGGTTGAGCTAACGGTCTTTAACATGGCTTACAATCCATCTCCAGCAGTAATATAAACAGTTGCGTTTCCACTTGCAGTTACGCCTGTAAAATACGCATTGGGTACAAAAGTTAATATTTCATCTGTACCCGCTAGTAATGGGAACGCTTCGCCACTTGAGATTACAACGGCTGCTGCTGAGTTTGCTAGTGCTGCGCTTGTGCCATAACCCAAAAATACGGTGACCGTGCCAGAGTTAATGACACGATATTGGTTTCCACCCAAAGTAGTGGATACGCATTGAACGGCTGCGGGAGCAGTTGTGGCTGCAAGAAATGTAACCGTGTTGCCAGTCTTTGTAAAAGCATTAATTCCCAAAGCGCTCTCCTTATTGGACTACTTCTTCTTTCTCTAAACTCTCTTTTAACATCTTCAAAAATGCATCTTTTCCTACTTGCAACTGCTGTGCTTGAAACTGTGTTGACGCTAGTTTTCTGTCAAGGTCAAGGCAATGGTTTGTCAGCATGACTTGTTCCTCTGTAAAGGTGTTCGTGTCGTACTCTTTTCCATCTATCGTAATGGGTTTCGCTTGTTTTTCGCCCATGTCATTCTCCTAAAATGCTAACAAAGAAAGGCTGTTAGCTTGCCCAAGGTACTCCTGATTCCACTACTGGGTTCTTTTGTAGGGCGATATTAGCTGCCAAAGATTCCTCGATAGCGTCTTTATCGACACCGCCAGCCCAACACCAATCCAATACTTCTTGCATTGTTACCTGTGCGTAAGGGATTGTTGGTGTGCCACTAAAGCCACAAGTGCCATATACAGATGCACTATATTCTCCATCAACTTCTGTGCAAGTCCAATGAGCCGTAGTTATAAAACCATTAGCAGTTTCGTAGTCTGTTTGACTAATGTTCCATGTTGCCATTTACTTCTCCTTTTTTAGATTAACCACAATACAACACAGTTGGTACGCAATATGAACCATCGTCGTATTCGTGTGTTTTAACTGTGCAAGTTACTTTACCAATCGTGCTTGAGCGCATTACATCGTCAGCCTGAACTCGTGCTGTACCATCACCATTAGACTCAAGTAAATCACCCTCTTGCACCACAACATCTTTGTTGATTCGACAAATAAACGCACCGACTGAAGTTACCAACATATCATTGGTCGCTGTCCATTCTTCATCCCAACACATAAATACACCATATACTTTTTTACTACCAGCGGTGTCGGATACTTTTACTCGGCATAAACGCTCTGTGGTTGGTTCTCCTTCCCATTCAACCAATTCGTTAATAGATTCCAAAACTGTGCCACGAAGAATAGCTGGTTTGCTTCCGTCTGATAATTGCGACCAGTGCGAACCAGCAAAAGCGTTGTATGAAACAGTACTTCCTGATACAGAGATATTACCTTCTGATACTCCGTCTTGTTGAAAATACACAAGAACACCATCATCTGTTTTTCTATTTACATTCATTACACCGCCTGAAGCCCTTGAAAACTGAGCATTACCAGCAGCAGAAAAAGATGCACCAGTTCCATTTGCATCAGCAACATCACTTGAAGTTGTTGCAACTAACAAATTACCACCAGATGTAATACGCATCCGTTCTGTGCCGTTGGTGGTAAAGAGCATTTCTTTACCGCCAGTTGTCTGAATGGTGACTTCGTTGGCAGTTCCTGTAATTGCTTCATCTGACGAAAGAACTAAAGATGCTCTATACCCACCCGATGTTGGTGTATTTACTTTTAATCTAACATGGTTTGTTCCAGTAGCAACGATTGTGTTTGCGTCATTGTTGTTGTTTCCACTACCACCGTTTACTTGCAATTTATAGCTAGGACTACTAGTACCAATTCCCACATTACCGCTAGAGTCTATTCTCATGCGTTCTGTGCCGTTGGTTAAAATTATAAAAGGATGATTAGATCTTGTGCCAGTCAAACCAAATGAGCTGGTAGCATAAAGTGTTGCAGAAACTTGAGTTGCTGTTTGATTATTTAAAGCAACTAATCCAGGATGAATTGTGTCATCACCAGCAAGCGACATTCTAAAATCACCAGCTGGCCCAGTAGTACCAACCCCTAAAATGCCAGTAGAGGTAATACGCATCCGTTCTGTAGCGTTTGTTGCAATTACTATCGCAGCATTTGCTCTGTTATAAAGAAAACCTACGCTATCGGTAGACGAAGCAAAGCCTTGTCCAACGCTAAAACTTCCTGTTGTAGAAGTTGCACCATTTGAATAAAAATAGATTTGATTTGCTGTTCCAGCAGATGAAGCAATAACAGCATCGCCTAGAACATTTAATTTTGAATAAGAACTTGTTGTTCCAATAGATACATTCCCACTAGAATCAATACGCATTGCTTCAGAACCACCTTCTGTAAAGGCAATAGTGTCGGCTGCTGGGAAGAAGATACCTGTGTTGGTATCGCCTGTGGTGGTGATTGATGGAGCAGTATTAGAGCCAGCACCAAAAACCCCAGTTGTTACGGTTACATTACCGCTAGAAATCGTAGCATTTGTTAGCGTTAAGTTTGCTATCGTAGTAACGGTATTTCCTAGCCCTACTGATGTAGAACCAATGGTTACTGGGGTGTTAAAGTTGGCATCAAGTTGCGACAGGGGTATTGATGTTGTCGCTGTGCCGAATGTATTAGGAACTGGCATTTTAAAACCTCACTCTCAATTCATGTTCAAGTTCAAATGTATTAACCACAAAACCCGCTGAATTGGATGTCATGGTTAACCCTAAATATTTACCCCATTGCTGAGCATCTGACTTGTATAAATAATAACCATTAGTAAATACCCATGATATTACTGTAGAACTATTATTTATCCAAGGGATTGTGACATTGGAATTGTTAAACCAAGTCACAAAATTGCCCAAAACATACGGGGAGCTAGACCCAATTTCTGAATCTACCGTTACATCAAATACACCACCCGCAGAAAGGGTAGCTTCAATACCAAATTTAAGCGCTTGCTTGGTGCGAATTGGATCGGTTAACGGTAACAATGCAGTTTGAATACGGGAAGTTAAAAGACTAGTAGTGTCGCTATAAAGCTGCACTAATTGATTGTTTGAAACTCCGTATAACTTAATTTGTCCAGCTTCAGGCACGGAGGTAATGTATTTAAGATCGTTGCCCTGACTAGATATAAACCATTTTTTCTCAAAAAACACAGCCTGGACATACCGATAGCTGTTTGTAAAGGTTGTATCGTTATATCTAAAGTTAAATACAGCGCATAAAATGTTGTTTAACAACACTTGACCCGCATAAACAGGGTTGCTAAAGTCCACATTAGGGAAAACCCCATCTAAGGGATCAGATAATTTAGAGGTGGTTGAGCCAACTAGGGCGTACACCCCATAGTCATTCATAAATAAAACAGATCGGAAGTACGGGAATATAGCGTTTTTAAGCTCTGAACCCACCGATGCGCTCACATTGGTATTGGTAAATAAAGTTAGACCAGCATTGGTTACCCGTACATCCGAGAACACATTAATGGAGTTATCACCAAAAATGTACAAAAAGTTGTTAGCGCTAAGTAACTGAACAATGTTGCCATGCAGCGTAGAATCGGTCAAAGTTACCGATCCCGCAGAAACGCTCGTAAAGTCGCTATACGACCCCGCAGCGCTGTAATAGACTGATCGACCAGCCGCAATCCAAACACGCCCTGAAAAGCTCGCTATGCCCACATTAGGCTCAGAATTGACAATGGCTTGCAAGACAGCACCATTACCGCCACCACCAGACACCGTGGCTGTCACATTGGCAGCGTTGGTGTAACCCGATCCTTGGTTGGTCATAATGACCTGAGTAACAACATTGCCTAGGACAATGGGTACGGCTGTAGCTCCCGCACCCCCACCGCCTGAAATCGTGACAATGGTATTGGCTGCGTTGGTGTAGCCCGATCCTTCATTAGAAACAACTAAAGAAAGCGTGCCAGTTTGAAAGTTAAATAATTGGGCTACCGCATTAGCACCCGTACCACCCCCGCCACCACTAAAGGTAACAGTTAAATTAGCAGCATTAGTGTAACCAGTACCCGCATTTACAACTGCCACAGAAGTTACTACATTAGCTGTAGAGATAGTAGCTGTTGCATTAGCCTGTTCTCCACCCGTTTGGTCTGGAGCGTTAATAGTAACGGTTGGCGCTTCGGTATAGCCTGTTCCTTGATTAACAATTCCTATCAATCCGACAGAACCGATAGTTACAACATTATTACCATCCCAATTAAAGTAACCCTTGGTAGGATCAAGGATGAGCATACGCTCGTTATTCCATTGGGTAATCTGAACACCGCTAGCAGAAAATGTGCCAGGTGATGCAATATTGCCAAAAGTATCGGTTGTGATATTAAAGAACTGGGCTGATCCATCACTCATAAAGCCCACAACATAGTCATTTAAACCAATATTAACCGATGATAAATGGGTTACGGTATTGGCAAAAACAACGGTATTTGCGCCAGCATCCAGCACATTGCTGTTTGTAGGAATAATTTTGACATTGCCGTACCCAATCGGCTGGGCGTTTTCAATCCAGCTAAATTCACTCTCATCAATGGCTGTACGGTTAGCCTTGGTGTTTAGCCCTCTAAACTGTTTGATAACGGCATAGGACTTTTTCTGTTCCGCTGCTGCCATGGCTAGTAGGGTGAGCTATAAGGCGTTGGGATTCTGCGGGTAAATACTGAAGTAAGTACCGATGCAGTTTGCTTGTTGTATTCTTGTTTATAAATCTCAGCTTCACCATAACTTTGCTCGTAATACTTGGCTAGGTAAGCTGCGTAAAATTTAATCGAGCTGGTATAGGGGTCTTTAATCGTATCTACTTCACTAGAGGTTACCAATGGTAATGGCAAGATAACCGTATCAATTTCAAGCTGGTAGGCTTGATCTGGGATTGGACCAATGTAGATATTGCTTTGCCCGTAATTGCTAAATGCTAGAGGTCTGCCAAGATAATTCTGCCAAAAGCGCAAGCGCACATTAAAGTCTGACCAAGCCAAATAATCTAATGGCACACGGGTGTTACCCCAATATAGGTTGATATTAATAATATCAAGGGTTCGGTCGCCAGACGGCATAGATGCGTAGTAAATGTTTTCACAGTTACCTACATAAGTTAAGCCAGCCGTACCATTTAAAAATTGGGTAGAGGGTGGGTAATTCGTAATATTATTTTGCTGACTTTGTGGATATGGTGGGGGAGTTGTATCCGTTGTTCCCGCAAGAGTAACCTGATAAATAAAAATATTACTAAAAATAAAGTCATTTAAAGCGACTGGTGTACTAGCTGTCCATGCCACAGGATTGGTAGGAACTGCACTATTTAAAGCCGATGAAGCTGGAACTTTTGCTGGAGTTTGTACAATCTGGATTGTTCTTAGGCATCCAGTATCACGGACTACACGATCTCTAGCACTATTAATGTAGTCTGTTAATTGAGAATCGGTATAAAAGTTTCCTGTTGCATCATGGAGTAATCGTCTGACTTCCGTAATGTAAGTCGATAGAGTTGCCATTTAAACTCCATAAGTCATGCTGCCACCGAGAGGACTTTTCCCCCCGCCCTCTTTTGGGAAGGTAGGGGTACTCTTTCCACCAACGGGGATAACGATTGGTTCTTTTTAGGCGCTTGAGTAGATAAATCCCATTTTGCTAAACGATCCAAACCTTCTTGAAAATCATTAGCGGTTTTTATCCAACCCAATCTAGCCAAGTGGGTGGTCTTATCTTCTTTACCGTAACCAAAAATATGACGGGCAGCTTCCTCTGAAATCTCTACAGTTGCACCCTTTTTAAAGTCATAAAATACTCCACCGAAGCCATCTCTTAGGTCTTGGTCGGAGTTATTGGTTACATAAATCATTAGAAGCTCACCACTTGTCCAAACACACAAATATCTACGGTGTTGGCATTACCAGAAGCGGTATTGACATTTACATATAGAGCTTGAGTTGATGCGCCAGAAACAACGGTGTTTGCTGGATATGCAATTGCTAGGTCTTGGTATTTACCAGCAGCGCTTACTGCCGTTAAGGTTACATTGGCAACAACCACATTGGCTGCTCCCATGTTTCCAGCACTAGAGATACTAATACCAATATCTGCACTTGCAACAGTTCCAGAGGGGTTTTGCACCGTGACTTGACGGATAATCACCCCACCAGAATTGCCAGTTGCACCACCGTTGGTTAACCCGCCTGATACGAGAGGAATCGTAATCTGCGCAGTTCCCGTTGTTGCTAGGGATTGCGCAGTTAATTTTCCAATCAAGCCGTATCCAAAACTGTTTAGGTAAAGATTACCTACTGCGTTGGGGTTAGCCATTGTTTCTCTCCTTAATCGTTGTAAGTGCCAGAAGCAGCTTCACCACCGTTTACAGTAGCCAAGGTTACTGTAGCGTTGGTAGTTGCTAGCAAGCGGACATTTACACCATCAGAGATTACAACACCACCCACATTAATAGCGCCCACATTGCTGTAGGTTGCTGTGCTTGTAGTTGTGTTATATGCCGATACTGCTTGGATAATCACATTAGCAGTTGCAAACATGATGTAAGTACCAGCGGGAACGGTTGTACCAGCGGTAGTTGCAGCAATGGTTGTAAGCTGCCAATAAGCTCCAGGCGTATTGGTTGCGCTACCTGAGATCAGGATTTTATTTAAGCCGAGTGCCATGACTAGTTCTCCTTATAAAGAAATAGAGTTGTAGCCAGACACTCTGGTCATTGACTTCGGCTTGGTGCTTACCAATTCGGCAATCATCAAGACAGCGCCAACATAACCAATCTGCCAGTTTGGTAGAGTGCTTTCAAATCCAGTAAACACAAAGCTACCTTGATCGTGAATATACAAGCTCAAGTAGTTTGAGTTAATGAAATAGACAACACCTTCTGGGCAATAAGGGTCTGGATAAATAGGTACACCAGCAACCATCAAAGCACGGAAAGCTGCTTGTGGTCCATTGGTATCGCTGTCAAAACCGCTACCTGGGGTAATCACATACTGCTCTTGACCAACATAGTCTTGAGCCAATAGTGTCCAAGTACCAAATCCGCAAACACCAAAAGTAGGCACTTCTGCACCGTTTTTAACAGTTCCAGAAATGTACTGAAGGATATTTTGACGAGTTGGGTTGACTGATCCAGCGTTGTAAACCTTCGATTGCCACCAAGTATAGGTGCTACGGTTAATGTTACCGTATGTACCCATGTTAGTACCATCGTCAATTGCGCCTGGCAAACCAATAAATTGTTGAGTGTTCGTGTAGTTGGTGTACAAAGCAGTCGCCATTGCATCCATCATCACATTGGTTGCATCGTTCATACGAGCTTCAATGAGAGGAATAATTGCATAGTCTTGCTGTACAGCACCTTCCATCCCGAGGAATGGTACAGGAGCAATCATCAGTTTAAGGTTGAACTCAGCGTTATATGCACCTTGCTGTACTGATGGTTGCGTAAAGCTACCAGAGTAATCAGACCATTGTGCGTTAACGAACTGAGCGCCTTGTACTGGCACAGTTACCTGGGATACACCACCTGAAGCCTGTTGACTATTTGCAATCAACGCAGCCATCAAGGGTGTGCTGTTATAAAGTTGTACGACCAGTTTGGGGATAAACGCTCTACGAGTTACATAAGTAAGTTCGTTATATTGCGATGTACCCGCTGCTGGAAGAATACCGCCACCTATAGGCATAGTTTATCTCCAAACAAAAATCTAAATATCCCCTATTACTGCAAACTTCAAATACCAATTGGTCGAGTGTTTTTACGCAATTCAGCCAATGCTTTTGCTGCTTCGTTTCTAGCACCTTGTACTGGGTTTTTCCAATAGTTATTCAGGTCAAAACCTTTTAACGGACTTGGGTTGTAGCCAGATGGTGTAGGCACAGCAGCTTGTTTCATCCAATCAAAATACTCGGCAGCCGTTTCGTGGTTTGATATGTTCTTCTCAAGCATAATTTTCTCGATCTGTTGAATATCATCATCCGAACTAGCCAAACCTTTTTTAATCAATCTATCTCTGCGCTTTTGCAATTCTTCCAACGCTTCTTTTTCTTTCAGCTTGGCTTCCAATTGCATGACCCGATCTTCAGCAGCGCTTACTTTTTGCTCAGTATAGTCCTCGATTTCGAGTTCAGGTATGGGCAAGTTTGGGCGCAAGCGTTTTGTTAAACGCAATGCTTCTTTACGAGTAGAAGGATTCTCAGCCAACTCTTTCATCAAGAGGGCTAATTCATCCCGCTGTTCTAAACTAATATCTTCTAAGCTCATCTTTATCCCCTTTTTTCGTTAGATGACTTTTTTGGTATCACCAGGCTGGCTCATGGTCATCATGTTTTTGCTACCAGCTTTGTTTGATGCAGACAAGCCACCAAATTGAGAATAACGGGGAGTATTGATTACTTGTCCGTTCTTTTGGTTGTTGTCGGTTGGTTTGCGAGGAGCAGAAGCACCACGGGGTTTAAACAGTTCCATAATAATTTCCTTTACATGGGTTGAGGTAATGGCATACCGCCACCGCTAGGCATTGCTGGCGGGGTTGGCATCATGCCAGGAATCGCTGGCGCAGAGGTCATTGCTTTACTCTCAGGTGTTGCGCCACCCGCTTGAGGTAAAGTTTGCAACATATTTAAAATTTCAGTCGGTTGCAATTCATCGGTACGCTCTTTGTTTGGTCCAAGAATCCCTGTAATTACACGGATTGCATCTAAGACACGCTTGCCTTCCGCAGAGTTCACGCCAATGCCAGGCAAACTTTGATTGAGCAAATCCATCGCCATGGATAAATTCAACATAGCGGATTCTTTACTGCCCATCTTGGGTTCGGGTGTTGACATGGGAGCTGCCATGGGTGGGGTTGTCACATCGGACAGCACGGCTTCTTCATCTTTTACTTCGACCATTCCGCCTGGGGTTGCTCCATCCCGTTGGCTTCTAATCATTTTCATCAGGTCTTGTTGTGGCACAGCCATACATTTTTCCTATCAAATTACTGCATAGATTAAACCTAATCTATAAGTTGTCAAGTGGGTAGCTGTATTTTAATTCCCGCTACCCTAGGAAATCCCGTGAAGGAACTTATCGACAGGCTTTGCGACCACGCTTCATTTTCTTACCGTACATATCAATCTCCTTAAAAAGTTAACGCACATCACGCCCGTACACCCGTGTACTAGGTGAACGAGAGTAATTCTGAAATCCTTGATTCCGATACTGCAATTGGGCTGGTGCATCACCTCGCTTGAGGGATTCCGTACTTACAATCGGCTGATCGGCTCTTGGTTGTATCTGTTGATTTTCCATATTTACCCCACCATTGGTTCACTTGGACCACCTGAGGTTGCAGAAGCGGGTAGGCTTCCACCACCACCTGTTGCCATCTTAGTCTTTAATTTATCTTTTAACAACTGCTTCATTGGAGGTTCTAGCATATCAAGCAATGCTTCTTGGTCAATTGCTCCAGCCTTAAACAAGTTAAACGCTAAGTTCTTTAAATCTTCGGTAAAGATTGGGCTATTGCTATGGGCATCGACCTTAACCACAAAATCCCGTGTAAATTGGTCTGCAATAAAGGGATTACCCTCAGTATCGGTGTAATGGGTAGGATCATAGAACTGCATGAGCTTGAGGTACATGGTAGCAACCTTTTCTAGCGCATCCTCAATAATTAATGCCCGTTTCTTAGCCCGTGAGCTACCTAATCGTGCCAATTGGCTAGCATGACCTTGGCTTCTAACGCCTGATTCGCCACGCCCAGACAGAACATTGGAGATTCCTGATACCTCGGCAAACATCGCATCAATTTCTCGCAACATATCAAACAAATCATTGGGCAAATTCGGTGCTAAACGATCCACTTTAGCGTTAGGCATATCGCTAGCAAGCAGTCCACCCGCCCGATTTAAGGCAAAATTCTTCTCATCGAGTATTCCTGTAAAGCCTGTCAGGGCTGTAGGAGGGCTAACTTGCTTACTGAGTAAGTCTAAAATCTCGGTCATGCGGTTATTGCGCAAGGATTGAAGCAAAATAAGCTTTTGGCACTCCGATTCACCCCAGTAATAATCGTATAAAGGGTTCGGACAGAGCTGGATAAATGGACATTCACCCTTCATAAACAGGGATTCGCCAGGTCTATCGTAGATAATTACATTGGGTTGGGCAATTGTGACTACCTGATAGTCACCAATATCATCATTCCATACCCATAATTCGTGCATTTCAACGGTATCTTCGGCTAATCTGGCTTGATAGCGCATCTCGCCATACAAATCCATGTTCACATTACCGTAAATGGTTGGGTTGGTTTGGCTTGTAACAATGCGGTTTACAGCATCAGGGATGTCGCTATCTTGTGGACCAGAGCCAGTCGTAACACGCTTGACTAGCTCATCCCGCTTGGGATGGGAATACAGACGGGCGTAGAGGTCCGATTTAGTAATGTAATAAGTCTGAACGATGGCTTCTTGCCTGTCTGTATAAGGGGTATCCTCCCGCAGCACGCCTACGGAGGATGGTTCAATCATGTACGGGTGTATGCCGTTATTTACAACTAACTTCAGATAAGTGGTGTTGTACACCAAAGACCAATTTAAGGCTTGCGAGAACACTTGGTCGGCATTGGAATTTAGCCACTCATCATTTAAGGCATTGGTTAACGATGGTGTTTTGCGGTGTTCAATGTGATTGACTGACGCACCAAGCTGAATGGAAAAGCGGGTAGTGTCTGCCGAATACAAGAAAGAAGAAAGCTGGTCAAGGTGTGGATTAATTTTATTAAAGTAGGCTGGCGGTTCTTCTGGACCAGCGCCAAACAAGTAATAAGCCCGTAGGGTATGGTAATCCGCCCGCCTTTCCTCCTTGGATACCAAGCATTTTTGCAAGGTTTCTAAATAAAAATCTTCTCGTTCTTGTGCGTTTGATGGGATTCTCATGTCTTAATCTTTAAGTTGTCAGGATCACGCAGAGTAGATTTTGGATCAACCCTAGGTCCTGATTGTATGCCAGCTTGAGAAGGTGTCAAGCCCACCGCTTCATCCCGTACTGGTTGAATACCTCGACCAGCAAGTAGGGATTGCATATTTAGTCCTTGGAATCCGCCACCCCAGATCGCTGAATCACCAGGGCGGGCTTCTTTTGGCTGCGCTTGCGGGATCGATTCAGGTTTGAGCTTGTCCTTGTTACCTCTTTTGCGGGTAGCGTACTTTTCGACTTCTGCGTATTCTTTTTCGGAGAACTTGTTTTTACGGGTAAGGTATCCGCTTTGGTTTTCGCCTTCTCTGGTGGTTTTGATGTTTGACATATCAAACTCGATGGCAAGTTGCTTGGTTGACTTGTCGGTAAACCGAGTTTTTGCTGAAAGCATTGCTGGAGCTTGGAGAAAAACGATAAAAACTTCATCTTGACATCCTTTCATTGGGCATTTTGCCTTGTTGCTTTCAAAGTACCCGTGTGTTGGGCATTTGTAATCATTTTTTACAGCCATATCATCCCCTTCCTAACTGTTCATCTAATGTACTATCTGAATAATCATACTTCTTATTAATACCTAACTTAATCTTAATCTCTCCATTAACCACTTGCAACTTGGTTACTTTCTCTAAAGCTGGCTTGGATTCTTTGCGGTACTGCAAAAACTTGCTGGTATCTCGGTTTTGCATAATGGCAACTTCGCCATCTTTCCACTCGTTGTACGCTTTGCTAACCCGCCTTTGCACATACTCACTCAAGGGTTCGGTGTTGTTTAAAAACACATCCCGTATCTGGTTAATGGATATGCCACACAAATCCGAAAACAAAGGAATACTAATTCCTCGATCTTTGTCTGACAAAAATCGGTGCATGATAATTTTTAAATCACGCTTTGGAATCGTGGGTTTCATTGTCCATACACCCCAATGCGTTTTAAGTAATCCGATACATTACGCCCAACGGTTAATTGCTCTGGAGTAAAGTCGTCTTGCACCCGTGAGATATTACGGGTAATCTTTTGGGCTATTAGCCTAGGTTGTACTTGCTCGGCAAAGGCAGCGCACGCCAAAGCAGACGCAATTACTCGGTCATCTTTATTACGCCCAGAAGCCAAGATTGAGCCACCATCACGCACCATGGTTTTCATTTCTTCAATGGTGTCCATGTCGTAAATGTCCATCATGCCACGCTCAAAGTAATCCTTCATGTAGGTGAGCATCCGTTCTTTGGTAGCAGCGGTAGTCAGCCAGCCAATGCTGTTCGATATTCCGCCCAAGGTGTCATTTCTGCGCCAAATGTAGTTTTGCATATTGGCGTACACATCCATCAGGTCTTTGCCTAATGCGCTACCCATGTTGGCAGCTTGTCGTCTTAAATTCTTTAGCTCATTAATCACGGCTTGACCTGGACCGTTGACTTCAAGGTTTAGGGTAGAGTTTTTGTATGCACCCGCTAAGTGGGCAATGATCCATGCAAACTGGTAAGTGTTTAGTTCCGATGTTGCAAAGGAAGCTACTTGCTCAAGCCCATCAGCATATACCCGATAGACTTGAATACAGAAGCGATCAGCCCAATCAGAACTACCGTAAGCGGGATCAGCGCCAATAACATAATAAGCAGTATCAACAGGCTGCTCCCAAATCTTGAGCGTAGCCAGTCTTTCTGTGGATTTAAGAACTTCAGTATCTTGGAAGTTAACTCCAAAGCTATATCGAAAGTACTCACAATCCATACGCTTAATCTTTTTGACGGCATCGGTACACCTCGCATTAGAAAAGAAAGAAGTACCCGTCATCACAAAGGCATAGTCCTCGGTAGGCGGGAACTCTTGGTACATTAAGCTGTCATCCTTAATGCCTTCATAGAGTTTCCAGCGCCACCAGGCTATTTGACGGCTATTAATTTCAAAGTCATAGAGTTTTTTAATGTCTTTTACCCACTCTTTTTCTTCGCCTGTGAGCTTGCCATCCCAATACACCTTATAGGTTTGACCATCAGGATCAAGGCTGTAGAGTTCATTGCGCCACCAGCCACAGAAAATGGCTCTTTGCGTTCTAGCCCGTTTAGCGGTGACATACATATCGTGGAACATATTAAAGCCACGGGCAGTCGATTCAAACAAGTACATCCGATCTGGATTGGTTTCCGCTAACGAAGCCAATAAAGAAGCTAGTCCTTCTTCATCTCCCCAAGAACTTGTTTCCGTACCATGTAGGTATGTGATAGCTTTTCCACGACCAAGTGAACCTTTTGCTCTAAGCCCAGCGACTTGATAAAAAAGACGGCTGCGGTTCTTGAGGGAAAGCTGATTCCGATTGTGGGCAAGAAGCGGGATTCGATACTCTTTGGGTAAACCTTCCATATACATGGCAAGGGTGCTTCGGAACATATCTCGGTTTTCTTCGGTGTCTGTGGTGAGCGTTCCTTGCAACCCTGGATGGGTGAAGTGCCAGTAGAGATCAAGTGCGAGTGATATTGTAGTGATGCCAAGTTGCCTTCCTTTCAGGATGACAAAGAAATGCACATCCTCTGCCAAGCCCTTTTTAATTTCGTTCATAACATAGGTCTGCGTACCTAGCAGATTGCCCATGCGCTTTAGCCCTTGCTCTTTGGTTTCAATCTGTAGCTGAGAGCAAAAGTTGTAAAACTGACTAAGATTAAAATCCATTAGGTTTTAATCCACGGTAATTTGTTGTCAAACTTTTTGAGCATCCAGGCGTTGCCTTGTTCAAAAAACTCCTTTTGCACCCCGCACCCACCACCTAAGCGGAAGTTAAAGGTATGCCGATTGGTACTGGTAAAGTTTGGAAAGAGTTGTTTGGCTGCGTTGTAAAAGTGCCGATCTACGGCTAAGTCTTTGTTGTTTAGCAAAATGGCAATCTGGCGTAGCTTGTCGGTTTTCATACCCCACATACACCAATCCACAAAATGATGCCCTTCAATATTCCAGGCGTGGTGGTTTTCGCCAATGGCTTCGCAGTTATCGTCAAACAAATACTTGCCGTCTTTGTCATACACCTTGCGTAAGCTATGCGCCCAGTCATAACCCGCATCAATTTTTTCCATGATGGACTTCACATGATGCTCGTCATACCAGTCATCGTCATTGCAAAAGAAAGTCACATCCTCGGTAATGAGTTGTGGCGCAGCAGCTAACCAGCGCTGACCCAACCAGCCATTGCCACCAATGGTATTACCCCAATAAGACCAACGGGCTTCGTACTTAGCGTAATCCCTAGTCATATCGTAGAACTGGGCTATTGCATGGTCATCCTCACCATCGCACAAAACATAATGGGTGCATGGGTAGGATTGGCGTGCCACACCCTGTAAACAGCGCTCTAACTCTTTGCGACCTGTGGTAACGGTAACGACTGCTGCGGTCTTTTTCATTGGTGTTTGTTTAGTTTCTTTAGTTCAAAGTTGGGAATATCCCAATACGCTACCTTTAACCTGGCTTCGTGGTTACGGGCTAGATTAATCAAAGCGGTATAAGTCATGGCGCTATAGCTTTCTTTCCATTGGTTTGCTAACTTTATCTTCTGTTTCTTAGTTCGGCAAGCAATGGCTTTTAACATTTCGGCTTTGTAGAGTAGGCGTTCTTGGGTTAATTTATCAATGTCGCTTTGGGTCATCCTCACCTACCACTTGGCGCAAACGCTCTAATTCCGCTTGGGCTTGCATGAGGAGCTTAGAACTCTCGGCATGAACTCGCATCAATTCATGAAATATTTGATCTTTGTCCATTGCCCAGATGCGTTGCATATACATCTTTTTAGCATCATCACTTGCTTTTTCAATTAGCTCATTGACGCTCTTTGAGCCATTGGCTTCTTTTACGCTGTTCTCCATACCCGTACCCCATCCCCTTCTCGCCTAGCGATAAACTTTTTACCCGATACTTTGCCAGCTCGGTAGTTGGCATTGCACACAATTTGTATCTTTGCTTGTGGAATCACAAAACTTTCTCCAATGTCCATGATCTTATATGGGTACACATTGCGCTTTTTCTCAGGGGGAATTGGAATATTCTTTTCAATCTCTATATTCATCTTTACATCTCCTTTCATAACCATATAATACACAACATGATACAAACCTACAATGAATATCATCTAGGTGACCAACTAATCCACCTCAATTATCTAAGGCGACTGTCCTACCTCTACCCAGACTACATCTTTCGCCATTATTGCCAGGACATCTATATCCCGCAGTTGCTTGCAGTAGTGGAAGATTTAACCACTATCGAGATTCTCCCCCTAGGAGAGAAGGTCGATTCTGCAACTAACGCCTGGCTTGGCGTGGATGGTTGGTTTTACCGACACCCCAAACAGCGCCATTGGGTTGATTTGCACCTAGACTGGTTTGACACCCTCTCCAAACGCCTAGGGGTAAAGAACCCGATACGGACTAAGTACGACCTACTCTTTGAGTACCCCGCCTTGAGAAAGAAGGTCTATCAGCCCTTTGATGTCCTCATCATCAATTGCCCACCAGGAAGCAACCAGTTGCCCACCTTTTCCCCAGGCAAGTTTGAGAGCCTAACCAAGCTGCTTTGCAAGGACATGGATGTGATGACGGTCTACCCCACCAAACTATGCCCAAGTACGCTAGAAATGCACATGAGCGTGTCTGAGATCGGTAACCTAGCGCAATACTGCCAGTACATCGTGTCGGTGGATACAGGACCGTTGTGGACCACTTACAACCAATGGAACATGGACAAGATAAGGGGTAGAACCATCTACACGACCACCTTCGATTCCATAGACCTTACGCCTAATACCGACATA